GATATGTCGTATGTTGCTTTACAATATATTACTAGAGCTTATTCTTTGTCAGATAATCCGCTTGATGCGATGTATGTGGCAAAGTATAAAATAGGGCGACATGGACCCAATGTGCGAGCGTTGGAATATTATGATATAGTGAAAATTCCGCCATGGATGGTACATGAGAGAAAGGAGATTGACGATATGTTGTATGCAGCAGGGACCACTATGTCTAAAGAGGAGATGAAAATGTTTCAGTTTTACATGGAGGTTATTCATGATACTGAGAGAGGAGCTCAGGAGTTAGCTATGAAGTATTGGGATCCTAAGTATGTGTCATCGTTTATTAAACCGATAACGTATGCAAAGGTTTCTAGTGCAAATAGGACTGTGAATGGAAGAGCGTTAGGACATCAAACTTGGTTAGATGTTTTAGTGCCGATAGCAGGGGCTATGGCACTTTTTGGAGGAGTGTATTCCTTAATGGTAACTTTAAGAAATTATTGTAAAAGGAAGGAGTCACAAATTGAAGCTCAGTCTATTCAAAAAGGTAATATGATTTCACGTCAAAAATTACAGAAGAGAGTGGATCAGAGGAAGAAGGTTATTCAATCACAAACTAGTGGAGAAAGTTATGAAGCTCAATTTGGTATTGAGGACAAAAATGATAAATTGTATTCAAATTCAATTTATCAACATAAAGTGTGTTTGTATGGTCAAGATATCAATAGAGGAGTTGTTTGTGACGCATTGATCTCTGGGCGGCAGGTTTTTACTGTTGCTCATGTAGATTATCAGGTTGGAGGAGCTAGATATATAGCTATTTTGGATAGACAAGGAGGAATTCAACAACAATATCAGATAGATCGTAAGCAGAAACTTAAGGATAGAGATGGTATGTGTTATTTTCTTCCTAAAACAGCAAACTCTTTTAAGAGTTTTGAAAAACACTTGCCTAGCCGAGGCAAGCCGTTGGAGTATGAATGTGTTAGAGTACACAAAATTGTTTATACTAAAGAGGGTAGTAATGCAATGAGAACGGATAATCATTACATGAAAGCTTCTAAGGCAAAATTTTGCACGAGTTCGATTAGGACAACTTTTGACCCATTAGATGGGCATGAGGAGTCGTTGCAGATATCGGAGTATTATCGTGTACCACAAGGAGCAGGTAAGGCTGGAGACTGTGGCAAAATGTTTATAGCAATTTGTCCAGGGTCTGTAGATATTATGGGATTTCATGCAGGAACTATATCTGGTTCAGGCATTGTTACCCCATTGTGGAAAGAAGATATTATGATTGAGGGGCAAGGAGGTGACTTATGGGTTCACCCAACTCTTAAGATTGATACCGGGAATATAAAGGATGCTCCTTTCATTCCTGGATTGGAGCCGATTGGTAAACTCCCAAGAAGAGTTTATAGCCCAACAGAGACGTGTTATGAAGCGTCTCCTATACAATCGGCGATGGTAAATGATGGCTGTGTGCCGGTGGCACCAGCAGTTCTTACGTTCACTACGTTTGACAATGGAAAAACTTATGTTGATCCATGGAAAAACGCATTGAAAAAGTTTGAAGAGAGAGAAATGGTAACGGATTTTACAGGAATAGAATACGCCACAAAGCATGTGGATGAGCTTCTAGAAGGTTTTTGTGATTTTCCAGAAGTTCCAGAGCCCTATACGTTAGAACAAGTTTTGTTTGGGGATCCAGAAAAAGGCATTGATGCTTTGCCCTGTGATACATCTGTTACCTATGAGTTCAAGCAACAAGGTTTTGAAGTTCGTTCGGAACCTGTTGAGGTTGTACCTACGCGGAAGAAGAAGTTGTGGAATAGACATACCAAAGAAATTGCACAGGAACTAAGGTTGTCTATACAGCTTTTGTTAATGGCAATTTCTATGGGAATTGATATAGTTTCTTATTCTGAAGCGTGTTTGAAGGATGAGTTGAGAGAATGGAGTAGAGTGTTAGCTGGTAAAACGAGAATGTTTTTTGTTTCTTCTTTATCAGTTGCAATATTGTGTTGTATGTACTTTAAACCTATTTTTGATATTATGAAAAGACATATGATGAGTAATCCATGCAAGGTTGGCATTAATCCTTTAGGGTTTGATTGGCATGACTTGTATCGCTACATTCATGAGTTAGGGCCAGATTTTATATTTGGTTCTGATTGTGGAGGTTGGGATTATGGAGTATTGCATTTTTGGACATGGTTTTATGGAATGTGGGCTTGTAATAAGTATAGGGTTAGACCGGATTCGAAATTGGGTAAAATTTTGATGGCGCTAGCCAAAACAGTTGTGGGATGTGTTTTTCTGCACGCTGGATACGCTTACCAGTTACTTAGGGGAGTGTCTTCAGGGCATTACTGTACATCAAATTTTAATACTTTCGTGAACTATATGATGCATAAGATTATTTTTTGTGCTCTTAGGCCTGATGTTAAGATGAGTTTCGAACAATGGGTTCGTTTCTGTGCATATGGAGACGATAATTTGGGAGGAGCTCATCCTGACATTAAGGATTGGTATAACATGTTAGTTTTAAAAAAGTATTTTAAGGAATGGTTTGGGATGAAGTATACAACACCTGGAAAAGAGGATGTTACATCGCCTTTTCTTAAACCTGATGAGATATCATTTTTAGCGCGGAAGTTTAGGCCAATTGTTCATGAAGGATCTGTGGTAAGCGTAGCAGCACCTCTAGACATGGATTCTATATTCGGAATGTTGGCATGGATTCGAATTTCAAAAGTTGGAGTTACTAAGGAGGAGCAACTTCAGCTTAATATTAAGACAGCTTTGGCGGAAATGTCAAATTATCCTCAAAAGGATTATGAGCGTTTCTGTCGACAGTTGTATAAGTGGTGTAGAGTGAGTGGAGTGATGTGCCCCGTTCCAGCGTCTTATGATGTTGAGCAAGAACGAAACATCGATCAGTATCATTATGTAAGTTCCTCCGCCATGAGGGAAAACTGGATCAATGAGGAATGCATGGACATGGGAAGTGGAGATATCCCATGGGTCGCGCCTCAGTGACTTACACTCGATACCGGTGCGTACGTACGTACTAGTCCATTCGTACGAAGCGCAACACCGCAATATGGGACGAGCAATCAACAATCAGCATTTGAAGGTGAGGTGGTACCTTATGAACAAACCACTGGTTTAACAAAAACCATTCTAACTGAAGATCAAGTATTCATGGGGAAACCTATGACTAAGATGATTGAACATAATTTAAATGTGTATCAACCTTTGTTAACTCGAGAATATTTACTTGAGCAAAGAGTGATTAACATTTCTGGAAGTAGAGAAGCACGAAATAGTTACTCAATAGTGAAAGAATTGCGAAGACAAGTTGCGTTGCAGAAGATTTTGTCTTTATATCAATTCTATCGCTTTTCTGGAGTGAGAGTTAAAGTTTTAGTGAAGTCGTTGCCTCAACAATATGGCTTCGCTTGGATTACTCGTTGTGCTTATTACAATAGTTCTCAAACTAATGACAGTGGAGATGATTTGTGGATCAGTAAGGATCCCATTGTACTTAGTTTAAATGAGCAAAATGCAGCTATCTTTGAATTACCCAATGTTAGCTTGAGAAATTGGTTTATGACTCAAGATAGCTTGTCTGGGGGCACTAGTTCTGATGATGGAGAAGATTTAATGTGGGCAGTTAATATAAGCAATGAAGCAACGTATAAAACCGATGCTACAGTAGCTTCCACATATGAAGTATGGTTATTTGCTTCATTTATAAACCCGGAAGTAGCAGGACCGGTTGATCCAACCTATGTTCCGCCTCCTATTATGAAGAAGAGTGCGAAGAAGAAGAAAGTTGTTCAAGGTCAATCAGATTCAAAGAATCTCTATGGATCAATGATGGCTTTTGGAATGGGAACCGCGGTTATATCTGGCGCGGCAACAAGAAATGCGAATATAGAAAATATCTCGCAAGAGATAAGGAAAGAGGAACCAGGTGATTTGGCAGATCCTTCTGTAGGTTCAGGACCTACTGCCGGAAAGGATCCAGAGATGCCAGTTACATGTGTCCAGCAAAATCCGTGGGGGAGTTTATCTCAACCAGGAGAAGGTGGCTGTGGGGTTAATATAGACTTCGTCCCCGCAATTAGTCGGCCCATGAGTGGATCTTATGGGGACCCAAATACGAAGCATTTGATAAGAGATTTGATTAAAAGACCGCAATTGGAAACGGTAACATTGTTAACGGCGTTGTCAGAACCATTGCAACTTCAAATTCATCCGTGTGATTACTTTAGCTCTGGGTTTCAAGAGAGCTTGGGTTATCTTTGTTGGTTTTCTCAATTTTTTAGGAGATGGAGAGGATCAATTAAAGTTATGATGATGTTCACGACTTCGGCATTTATTTCTGCAAGAATTTATGTTAAAGTAGCGTGGGGACAAGGTATAGCACCAAATGGGTTTGGAGATTTTCATACGGATGTTTTAACCATTAAAGGAAATGTGAATCACACATTAGTTGTCCCATGGTTGTATCCAGAAACATGGAGGTTAACAACTGATGCGCCGCAGGAAGAGACGCGGCCTATAGTTCAGATATCATTAGATTCAATTTCATCAGCAGGAGACGAAACACCAGGCGTAGTTGTCATGGTGTGGTTTGCAGCTGGGGATGATTTTGTTTATGACTCTTATCAATTTGCAGGGGTATCAGGAACGATACCTTCTGTCCAAGCCCAAACGGACGTTACTGCGCTGTTTGGCACTACATTTGACTCTGTTACTGGATTTTCGCAACCGCGGGATGCCCAGTTCTTAGTCACCATAGAAGAATTATTGGAGAGATGGTCAGGCCGGAAAAATGGGTCTGATTATTGTAGTTCTCGAGTTTTTGCTTATTCAGGTACTGGATCTATATCTGAATTCGTACAAAATTGGGACTTCCTCTGCAATATGTTTTTATATAACGGGGGTTCTGTTCGGAGAAAGTATTCCTGGTCCGTGAATGATGAAGAGTACAAGAGTTCACTCACGGGCTTGGTAACGCTACCCAGCACGAACCCTGTTCATCAATTTGCTAATGACTACGACAATCCTAACAATGGTTTGGCACTTACGATTTTAGATTTAGCGCCAATCATAGATGTTGTTGTTCCTTTTATTGCAAATTTTGAAGTGGATGAAAATCCTGAGTGGTCACACTCTGGTTTCTTTGGTCCAGTTGTTCAGTTTTCTCAAATAGCTGGAATGTCCGGGAATGGTGGTACTTCAGCTTCGTCGATTAATAAGTCGATGATAAAAGCTGGACCAAATTTTTCGCTTCATTTTTTACAACCTCTCGCGGCGCGTACACAATGGCCGTGGGCTAGGACTGGTTCTCAGGTTAAAAAGACCAAGTCTAAAGCAAAGAAGTAGACGCAG